GCACCTTCCATACCGAGGAACGGTACAGGAGACACTAGCAACTTGAGGTTAAACTCAGCGTTGTACGCGCCTTGCTGAACGCTAGGCTGTGCAAAGGAACCGGAATAATCCGACCACTGAGCGTTAACAAACTGTGAACCCTGAACGGGCACCGTCACCGATGACACACCGCCAGAAGCGGTTTGACTATTGGCGATCAATGCAGCCATGAGGGGCGTAGAGTTGTAAATCTGTACGACCATCTTGGGAATAAACGCACGGCGCGTTACATAAGTAAGTTCCGTGTATTGTTGACTCCCAGAGGCCGGTATAATTCCTCCGCCAATAGGCATTTTTAATCTCCTAGAAAAAAGCCCCTAAACCAATAAAATCAAAAGCCAATAGGCTTCGGATTTTTCCTAAATTCATTTAATGCTGCATGAGCCGCGTCACGGGCCGCACCAACAGGGTTCTTCATAAAGTCCTTGGTATTAAACTTGGACATTACAGGCTGAGGAAACTGTGATGGTGTAGGCGCTGCCGCTTGCTTCATCCACGAATGGTATTCAGCAGCGGTTTCGTGATTGGCAATACCTTTTTCAACCATGATCTTTTCGACTTCCTTAATATCGTCTTCAGAATCGACAAGACCCTTTTTGACTAGGGTATCGCGGCGTTTCATTAACTCTTCCCGTGCTTCCTTAGCCCGTAGTTTGTCTTCAAGAGACTTAACACGGTCTTCGGCTTTCTGGAGGACAGAGTTAGTACGCTCTTCGATTTCAATCTCAGGGATTGGAACGTCCGGGCGTACCTGCTTTGTAAGTTGAAGAAATGATCTGCGCGTCTTTGGGTCTTCAGCCAAAGTCTTTGCAAGCATTGCCAACTCTTGTTGTGCTTCTACGGATAGATTCTCTAATGACATTTTGTTAGCCCCTTTCTGTCAATTAGATGACTTTTTTTCCGTCACCGGGTTTGCCAAGAGTCATTTTGTTCTTGGCTCCGATTTTGTTTGGTGCGGTTAAGCCGCCAAACTCTGCAAAACGCGGAGTGTTGACGATTTGACCGTTCTGTTGTGTGTTATCAGTGGGTCGGCGTGGAGCCAAGTTTCCACGGGGTTTGAAAAGTTCCATTTAATTCTCCTTAAACTGGTAATGGAGGTTGTTCGGTTCCGGGTGCTGGTGCTGCTGCAACTGCTCTTGCTTCAGGGGTTGCACCACCCGCCTGCGGCAAGGTTTGAATCAAATTCATTATCTCTGCTGGTATGAGTTGACGGGTATCAGACTCACGCTCACCAAACTTAGCCGTGATCTTTCCAACAACATCCTGAAGCGCCATGCCCTCTTCGGACTGCATACCAAAGGTCTGCAAAGCGTTTTGCAGCATGTCGAGTGCCATCATTACGTTTAGCCGCGCCTGTTCCATGTTCCCTGACTGAGGCTCAGGCGTAGTCATTGGAGAAGGCATGGGGGCAGTCTGACTCGCCTGCTCGTTGGGAGGCGGTGTAGGTTGTGGTTGCTCAGATTTGAGCATATCCATTACTTCTTTGTTTGAAACAGCCATAAGCGATCCTGTTCCTATGATGTGCGGATTTTCGATTGAGACAAACTATAGTGTCAACCAAAAAAAAGGGCGTGACTGCATTTTCGCCACTTATGATTTCCTCATGTAACGAGTACCGTATGAAGTTTTGGGAAATCCTCCACGCTGTGCTTGGCGTGTATAGGATATTCTACCCATCGCTCGTTCGGTGTCTTTGATAGAAGTCTCGGTAGCGCGAGGCTGATCGCCTGTACGCAAGTTTCCTTCTGGTTGGTTAGACTGGGCCGCCATCTATTTCTCCCGGTTGAGGTGCAATTGGCTCTTGGCCTTGAGGAATCTCAGGGCTTTGAGGCGTTTGGATAGTTTGAGTCTGTTTTTTCAAATCTTCAAGCAGTTGTTGCTTCATGGGCGGGTCAATCATCTCGATCAAGCGTTCTTTGCTGATTGTTCCAGCCTGATAGAGGCTGAAAGCCATCTCGCGCTGATCTTCCATGAAGATAGGACTGTTGCTGTGGGCATCAACCTTGACGTTAAAATCATCGGTAAATTGTTTTGCTATAAACTTATTACCCTTTTCATCAACGTAAACGGTATCATCATATACCATCATCATCTTTAAATAGAGGGTAGCCAGTTTCTCCAAGGCGCTTTCAATGACCAAAGCACGCTTTTTAGCCCGTGAAGAGCCGAGTCTAGCCAGTTGGGAGGCGTGTCCAGCGCTTCTAACACCACTTTCACCCCGGCCTTGCAGAACGGAAACGATACCTGAAGCCTCCGCAAACATGGCATCAATCTCAGCAATCTCACGGAATATGTCATTTGGTATATCTGGAGCAAACTGTTCTACCTTGCCATTGGGCATATCGTTAGCCAATACACCACCGGCACGGCGTAGGGCAAAGGTTTTCTCATCTAAAAGGCCACCAAAGCCTTGCAATACGGTTGGTGGGTCTACCTGTTTATCCAACAGTTGCATGATCTGGGTAGTGCGCTTATTTCTCATGTCTTGCAAGAAGATTAAGCGCTGTACTTCAGATTGTCCCCAGTAGTAGTCGTATTGCGGGTTGGGAGAAATTTGAACAAAAGGCACTTCTCCTTCTAAGAACATCATTTTGGATGAGCGATCAAAGATTATTACATTTGGGTCAGCAATCGTGACGCACATGTAATCATCAGCCTCGTCATCGTAAATCCATAGTTCGTGCATCATCACCGTATCTTCGGCAATCATTGGCACGTAACGATTTACGCCAGTTAGGTTTAAGTTAATGTTTCCGTAAATCGTAGGATTGGTTGCAGACGTAATGACGCGATCCATGCCGGAAGCATTGTCAGACGTTTCTTGCTGAGAGAAGGTGATGCGGCGCACCAATTCATCACGCTTGGGATGCGACCAAAGCCTTGAGAACAATTCGCTCTTGGTCATGTAGTAGCGCTGGATCATGGCCTCTTGCCGATCCGTGTAAGGCACATCTTCGCGTAACACGCCAATGGCAGCAGGCTCAACCATGTACGGATGGATGCCGTTGCGCCAAACTGGTTTTACAAAGGTAGTGTTGTAGCAAAATGACCAGTTAAGCGCTTGACCAAAGACTTGATCTGCGTTGCTATTGAGCCAATAATCGTAGAGTGCCTTTGTTAAAACAGGCACCATACGCTGATACTCTTCAGACTCACTTGCTCCAATGTTGATTGAAAAGCGTGTAGAATCTGCTGCATACATAAACGCAGATAGTTGATCTATGTGCGGAAAGATTTTGTTATATTGCGCTGGCGCTTCTTCTGGCCCTGCACCAAACAGGTAGTAGGATCGCAAGCCTTCTGATTCCGTGCGTCTGGACTCCATAGACACCATGCACTTTTGCATAACGTCCATGTAGAACATCTCACGTTCTAATGGGTCGGTAGGTATTCTCATTTTTCAACTTTTAAGTTTTGATGGTCGGCAATATAACTGCCAATACGCGGCCCCGAAAGTTTTGCTGATTCTTTGACTGCACCAATGCCGGATACATTTTCACCTCCGACAGAGCGAAGATTGAATCCACCAAGATCGCCCGGAGAACCCCATCGTGGGGCAAATGGATTATCAGGCTTTGCAAACCGTGGCGGTTGTGCCTCACCTTTTTTGACAGACTTCACATCGCTCATCTTAAAGTCCAGTGCAAGTTGTTGTAGGGTTTTGTCGCTACCCTTGGTACGATCACTTGTCATACCGACAGGCTGCAAGAAAACCACTTGTACATCGGTACACCCATGAGGACATACCGCTTCACGCGATTCAAAGTACCCGTGAGCCGGACACTTATAGTCGTTCATCACTGCCATATTAGCCCCTTTTTTTCAATGCGTCATCAAGTCGCGGTTTAGAAAAATCGTATTTATTGGTGATTCCCACCTTTATTTTGATGCCAGAAGGGGTCATTTCTATACCCATTCCTCGCTTCAAAACGGGTTTAGGCTTGGGGTGGAAGTCGATAAACTTGCGCCCCAAAATGTCTATTCTTGGGCCAGCCTCGCCTTTTTCCAAAGCCAAAAGTGCCTTACTTAGTTTTCGTTGGGTTAGTTCGGTAAATGTGCTTGATCCGTCACGGGTTATGGATTCCATGTGCCGGTAGCCTATGGCGGCAAAGGATGCAAACATCCGCATGGTAAAGCCACGCTTGCGCTTAGAACGCATAACACCAAGCCTACGAATAATCTCTTGTTTAGTCAGTACCGTATCCATACCTAAAAGCCAAGTGCCTTGAGGTAGTTATTGACCTGTTTCCTGACCTGCTCTCCTTCAGGATTTGTGGCGGCTGTGTCTTGGGCTTCTTTTTTGACACGGGTAAGTCTTTGGGCAATGAGTCTTGGCTGGACTTGCTCTGCATAGGCTGCACAGGCCAGCGCTGAAGCAATAACGCGATCATCTTTTCCCCTTCCATACGCTGCAATTGTCCCTTGGTCACGTACTATACCTTTCATCTCATCTAGTAAATCTATGCAATACACATTACACATACCACGCTCAAAGTAATCCTTGAAATAATTGAGCATCCGTTCTTTGCTGGAGTGAGTGGTCACCCATCCAATACTGTTTGACACCCCTCCAAAGTTGTCATTTCGCCTCCAGAGGTAGTGCTGCATATTGCCTAGCACGTTGTGTAGGCTTGCCGCATCAGAGCCACCCATAGCGGTTGCCTGCCGTTTGAGGTTACGCATCTCGTTAATGACTGCCTGCCCCGGCCCGTTGACTTCTAAATTAAGGGTTGAGTTCTTATAAGCGCCAGCCAAGTAGCAAATAATCCACGCAAACTGGTAGGTATTAAGTTCTGATGAGCAAAATTCAGCCACTTGGTCTAGCCCATCGGCGTAGCAGCGGTAGACCTGCACACAAAAGCGGTCAGCCCAATCGGATGAGCCATAGGCAGGGTCAGCACCGATCACATAGTAAGCAGAGTCTATTGGCTCTTCCCAAATAGTCATCGTGGCAAGCCGTGCGGTAGACTGTAGTAACTCAGTATCCTGAAAGTTTGCCCCCATAGAGAAACGGTAATAGTTTGCGTCTATAGATTTGGCTACTTTCATAGCATCAGTACATCTGCTGGTAGAAAAGAAGGATGAGCCGGTCATCACAAAGGCGTAGTCCTCTGTGGGAGGAAACTCTTGGTACATTAAGCCTTCGTCTTTGAGTCCTTCGTGCAGTTTCCAGCGCCACCAAGCCATCTGGCGGCTATTGATCTCGTAGTTGTAAACTTTTTTTATCTCTCGCGTCCATTCTTTTTCTTCTGCTGAGAGTTTCCCGTCCCAGTAGACGCGGTACACATCGGAGTTTGGGTCAGAAGCGTAGAGTTGATTGCGCCACCAGCCACAGAATATGGCCTTTTGGGTACGCGCTCTCTTGGCTGTTACCCACATATCATGGAACATATTGAACCCACGGGCGGTGGATTCGAACATGTAATAGCGTAGTGGGTTTGTTTCTGCGAGGGAGGCGAGAAGAGAGGCGAGTCCTTCTTCGTCACCCCAAGAAGAAGTCTCAGTGCCGTGCAAGAAAGTGATACCTTTACCGCGTCCCAGTGTGCCTTTTGATCTTGTGCCTGCGACTTGGTAGAACATTCTTGATCGGTTTTTGAGAACCATCTGGTTTCTGTTGTGGGACATGAGAGGAATCTTGTATTCCTTTGGTAGTCCGTCCATGTACATCTGTAGGGTGCTTCTAAACTGTTCACGGTTTTCCTCCGTATCGGTTGTAAGCGTTCCTTGCATACCGGGGTTTAGGAAGTGCCAATACAAATCCATAGCAAGGCTGATAGTGGTGATACCTAACTGCCTGCCTTTAAGCACAATAAAGAAATGAATGTTGTCTTCTAAGCCCTTGGCTACCTCATCAATCACATAGGTCTGCGTACCTAATAGGGTTTCCCCCAAGGTAATCATGCCTTGTTCTTTGGATTCAATCTTTAGGTTGCGGCAAAACTGGTAAAACTTCTTGGTGTCAAACTTCATGCGCGAGACAGTATGGTTAACCCGTGGCAGTTACGGAATCGCTCATGCACCTGCCACTCAGGGTGTTCCTTCTCAAACTCCTCGATAGCAGGCCAAAGACCGCGATCAGGTGAGCCATCATCGACCTCATTTTTAAACCCCCAAGGGGCATCGGTGTCGTGCATGATGATGTACCGCTTGGCTTTGGAGTGGTGTAACTCCAACTCCACCTTCAATTGCCCATAGGTATGCAGGGTGTCAATAAACAAAAGGTCGCAAGTAGGTATATCAATGTGCCGGGAGTCTGC